CACCAGTTGATGGTAGTGGTTCTGGTGCTGTAGCTGAAGTTAATATTAGTAAACTAGGTAAAGGTGAAATATTAGAAGTCCAAATAGAAAATGCTGGTTTTAATTATATAAAAATACCATCAATTGATGCTACAGAAGTTGGAGATGGTAATGCTAATATTGAAGTAACTACTGAAAGTATATCTGGAATAAAAAGTGTATTAGTTTCAAAACCAGGATTTAATGTTACTAAGGCTCCTATATTAGACGCAACTAAAAAAGGTGATGGTAAAGCAAAACTAACTGCATCCAATAGTGCATTATTTAGATCAGGAAGAGGTTTTCATGTAGGGACAAAGAGTTTTATTTCGCATGATAAATACTTACAAGATAATGATTTTTATCAAACATATTCTTATGTAATAAATCATGGTGGTCAGACAGCTAATTTTTGGAGAGATATTGTAAATAGGATTCTCCATCCTGCTGGATTTAATTTATTTTCACAAATAAATATTTTAAGTGAATTAGAAGTTTCACTTTCAACGATGTCTATTCGGGGACCAAGTGGCAAGCCTGATTTTCATCAATTACCGGGTGAACCTGAAGGACCTGGTGAGGATGCTACTCTCATATTAAGATTAGCTTTTAGTATTGCGTCTAATTTAGATGCTACAGTTATTAGAAACTTACCTTCATCTGATGTACCAAGACAAGAAGAATTTGTTTTTGTTCCGGGTAGTCAATCTGATAATTTAATAACTGGAGAAAATTTAACTTTTACGAATGGTGTAATAGCAAAAGTTGCAGATATAACACCAAGAGGAACATATGTTCAGGATGTTTTTCTACCACAAAAAAGTAATTTAATATTTGAGTTTGGTAATAGTTTTTTAGATAATAATGGAGATGAATTAGTATTAGAAGATTCTGTTATTCAAATAGATTCAGTTAAAGAAGTAGAAGGTTTAGATTTTGTTGGAAGTCAATCAAATACAACTGGAACAATACTTAGAGCGGAAACTGAGAGACAATATACACATACAAAGAAAACAATATTAGGTCCAACATGGAAGAGTTTAGATTATCAAAAGTTTTTTAGTAATGGTGGTTATTCAGACCTTAGTCAAGGAGACCCAAATATTCTTTTAGAGAATAGAGTTGATCCACAATTTTCAGAAAAACTTAGGTTAGATGGAAACATATCTAATCCTGTTAATTTTAATATAATATTTAATCCATCCACTAATACTTCGGAATTAGCAGGAAGGTATTTATTAGAAGATGGAAATTATATATTAAATGAAGCCAATTCAGATAGACCTACTGGAGATATACTAACATTTGAGGATGGTGATGTTCCGGTATTAAATAACCAATCATTTGGTGGAACATACAGAATAGATAATTTTAAAGATGTATATTTAAATAGTATAATAAATCCATCTGATGGTTCAACAAAATCAAATTATAGAGAACGAAGAACTTCAGAATCTTATATAAGCATTAACACCAGTTGAAGGAATTCTGGAATGTTAACGTATAAATAATATAAGTAAATAATTATTTTAGAGGAATTATAAAATGCCAGGAATTATCAATAATCATTTTCGTAAATTTAATGCGGGAAACTTCATTGAAGCTTTCGGGGAAACAAGTCCAGATATCATATATCTTTTTATAGGGAAGATTGACCCTTGGACCGAAACTCCTGTTGAAGGTGAATATGTTATTCCTACAGGAGTATCTCCAACACCAGTTTATTCTGATGTTTTACCACCAACCCCAATAGATACGGTCATTTCAGATTATAAGCACCATGATAATATGGTTGCTTTAAAACGTGTAACTGCTGGAAATATAAAAAGGGTAGTAAAAAGAATAGACTATAAGAGTGGAATTATATATGATGAGTGGGACCATACAGTAGATGATTTTTATGATAAAAATTATTTTGTAACTACATCAGATTTTAATGTATATAAATGTATTAGTAATAATCGTGGAACAGCATCAACTATTGAACCTTCGGGTCAATCTACATCAATTACTGAAATCGCAGAACTTTCAGATGGTTATCGTTGGAAGTTTATGTATCAAGTTAAAACACCAGATATTCAAAAATTTGTCACAAAGAACTGGATTCCAATTGAAACATTATCATCGGATGATGGAACTACGCAGTTTGATGTCCAATCTGCAGCAGTAGATGGGGCAATTGACCATATTGATGTTATAGAAGTTGGTAGTGGTTATACTGCAAAACCAACAATTACATTTACTGGTGGTGGTGGTAGTGGTGCTGTAGGGACTGCTGTTATTTCATCAGGTGGTGTTATTACTGGCATTACAATTAACAATGGTGGAACGAGTTATACATCATCTCCACAAATCACAATTTCTGGTGGTGGTGGATTATTAGCTACTGCATCATGTACTGTATTATCTGGTGAAGTAAATACTATTGTTGTTAATAGTGGTGGTTCTGGATATTCTGGAGACCCCATAGTAAATATTGTAGGAGATGGAACAGGAGCAACCGCAGAAGTTATTTTACAAACTGGTTCAATTCCTAAAATTAGAATAACTAATATTGGTAGTGGTTATAGAACTATTACAGCAACAATCGTTGGTGGTGGGGGTTCTGGTTGTGTTCTTAAAGGAATTGTAGGTCCAAGAGGTGGTCATGGTAAAGATGCAGTTGAGGAGTTGGGTGGTTTTTATGTAATGTGTAATGTAAAATTAGATGGGACTGAGGGTGGTGATTTTCCTATATCTGACGATTTTCGTAAAATAGGATTAATATTAAATCCAACAACTGGTAATGGGAATCCTGCTACAGCATTAACCTATACTCATAGTGAAATTGATGATAATAGTGGAGAAGTAATTTATATCGAATATAGAACACCAATAATCCGTGCAGCAGATCAAACAGAAGATATTAAACTTGTAGCAGAATTCTAAATTAGAGGATAAAATAATGGTAGATGTAAATTTAAATGTGAATCCATATTATGATGATTATGATGAAACAAAAGATTTTCAAAAGATTCTTTTTAAGCCGAGTTTTGCTGTTCAAGCAAGAGAGTTGACCCAACTTCAAACGATTCTTGAAAAACAAATTTCTAGGCATGGTGACCATATTTTTCAAGAAGGTAGTGTAGTAGATGGATTAAACAGAAGTTTAACTTTAACATTAGATTATGTTAGAATTAAAGATTTGGATTTAAATTCTAATAATGTTGATGTTTCTGTATTTAAAGGTAAGACTGTTAAAGGTCTTACAACTGGATGTGAAGCTTTAGTTGTTAATGTTGGTGACGGTACAGAAGGAACAAATATTACAGCAAAGACTGGTCCTAAAACTTTATTTTTACAATATGACAAAACAGGAACAGATAAATCTACTAGATTTTTTGCTGCAGGTGAAACTATTGTTGTAGTTGCTGATGATACTATAAAATGTATTGCATTTAGTGATGAAGGCTATAGGGGATACGGCTCACAAGTACAAATAGACAGTGGTATTGTTTATGCTAAATCTAAGTTTTTATTTGTTCAGAAGCAAGTAACTATTTTAGATAGGTATTCATTTTTTCCAACGGTTAAAGTTGGATATGATATTACTAATAATTTTATAGGAATTGATTCCGATACAACATTATTAGATCCAGCACAAGGTTCTCCTAACTTTAATGCACCTGGAGCTGATAGATTACAATATAAATTAACTTTGAATACTAGAGAAGTAGATTCTAGTGATTTAGATGATTTTGTTGAATTGTTTACTGTCCAAGACGGCAAGATACCAAAATCTGCTTCAGAACCTCAATATGCAGAATTAAGAAAAGAATTTGCCAGGCGAACATTTGATGAATCTGGAAACTATACAGTTAATCCATTTAACATCAGAATTAGAGACCATTTAAATGATGGAAGTAACGGTGGTAGATATTTAAAAGCAAATGGTGGTAATAAAGATTTATTAGCTATAGGTATTGAACCAGGAATTGCTTATGTTCAAGGTTTTAAATATGAAAGTGTTATTACAGAATATTTAAATATAAGAAAAGGTCTTGATACTGAAGAAATAGAAAATCAAACAATAACAGCTGCTTATGGTAACTATGTTATAGTTAATGAGATAGTTGGTTCATTTCCTTTTGATACTTTAGGTACTGTAAGTTTAAGAGATACTGCAGCTAAGTCTGTTACTAATACGACATTTGGTGCAACTGCAACACCTGGAGTTGAGATTGGTAGAGCTAGAGTTCGTTCGGTTGTGTATGATAGTGGAACACCAGGAACAGCTGATTGTAAATATAGGATGTATTTATTTGATATTAATATGACTTCAACAAAAGAATTTGCAGATGTAAAATGTATTACAAATATATCTACTGTTGCGGATAAATATTTAGCTGACCCATTCTTAACTGAAATACAAGGAATTAATAGTAATATTTTGTTTTTTGATGACGACCAAGTATTATCAGAAGATTCTAGTTTCAAAATAGTATTTGAAGATTCAATTGATGCTAATAAAAATAAACTAAAAGAAACAGGTCAGTTTAATAAACTAATATATAAACTCCCAGAAAATAATATAAAAAGAATTAGAGATTCTAATGGAGAAGTAGAAACATCATATAAATTCAGAAAAGAATTTGAGATTATTTTTGCCGAGAATGGAACAGCTACTCTATCAACAGGATTAACAGAAGAAACTTTTCCTTTTGCTGCTGGTCCTCTAAGTGAAACAAACAGAAGAGTAAATTTTATTGTTATTCCTTTAGAAAGTGTTGGTCCATTTCAAATTGGTTTACCTATTGATTTTTCAGCAGCTGGAACTGGTGGTACGAGAAGTATTAATATTGTAAATGCAAATGCGGCATCTTTTAATGTTCAAGAAACATTAACGGGAAGTATGAGAGCCAAAGTTGTTACTAGTTTAACGAAAGCAAATGCAAAAGAATCAAGAAAGATATTAGTAAAAACAGGTGCAGTTACAATTAACCCACAAACTCACCCAGCAACAACTAATGGTCCATGGACTTTAGGTAAGAGTGATTGTTTTAAAATTAAATCAGTTCATATGTCTGGTGGTTTTGGTTCATTACCAAATACTAATGATTTAGAAGTAACAGATAATTTTATTTTAGATACGGGTCAGAGGGATAACTTTTATGACCATGGTTTAATTAAAAAATCACCAATATCTTCTTTAAGTATTACTGGTCAACTTTTAGTTAGTTTTGAATATTTCACACATGATACCTCACAGGGTATTGGTTATTTTTCAGTTGATTCTTATCCTATTGATGATGAGGGTTTAGTTGTAAATACAATTAAAACTTTTGAGATTCCAGTTTACACCTCTAGTGTAGGTAGAAGGTTTGATTTACGAGATTCAATTGATTGTAGACCGAGAAGGAATGATAGTTCAATAACAGTAAATCCTCCAATAAGTTCCAATTCAGATTTCACTATTCCTTCTGGTGGCGCACACATGATGGCACCTAATGAATCAATTAGTTTTGATTTAGAATTTTATTTACCAAGAAAAGATAAAATATCAATTAATAAAGAGGGTAATTTTTCAATCATTGAGGGTATATCAAGAAACCCAATAGCATTTACCCCACAAGATAATGCAGATTCAATGACAGTTGCGTTAATAGATATCCCAGCGTTTCCTTCATTAGTATCTTCTATTGCTAAGAAATCTTTTAATAGGCCTTTTGTAAAATTAAAAGTTGTTAATAATCAAAGATATACAATGAAAGACATTGGACAACTTGAGGAGCGTTTGAATAGAGTTGAATATTATACAGCATTATCTTTATTAGAAAAAGATACTTCTGATTTACAAATAACGGATCAGGGTGGAAATAATAGATTTAAAAATGGTATTTTAGTTGATCCATTTACTGGGCATAATATTGGTGATATTATAAATCCAGATTATAAAGCTTCTATTGATATGAAGAAACAGGAATTACGTCCAAAGTTTACTTTAGAAAATATTCCTTTTGTTTTAGATGAAACAGTTTCTTCTGGTGTAACTATAAAATCAAAAAATATTATATTAACATTTTCTAATGTGCAAGGAACATTCCAAGAAAAAGAAGTGCTTGTTGGTGGTACTTCTAATGCACAATGTAAAATAATAAATGATGTTTTAACTGCGTCCAATAAAGTTTATTGTGATGAATTAACTGGAACATTTGTAGTATCTGAATTAATTAAAGGTGCAACTTCAGGTGCAACTGCTACAATTTCTTTTATTAAGTTAGCTACATCTGGTGACCTTGTTACTTTACCATACAATCAAATAGTATTTGCAGAGAATCCTTTTGCTACGAAAGAAAGAAATTGTGTTTCTGAGTTACAATTTCATTGGGTAGGACAATTAGAATTAACACCAAATACAGATAACTGGGTAGATACTGAAAATGCTCCAGATGTCCAAGTTAATTTTGATAACAATATGGATGCTTGGGAAACATTAGCAGATGCGTGGCAAACACATTGGAATGATTGGGAAACAGTTGCAACTGGTGAAGAAGTAATTAATAGAGAACGTGTTGGTGGTAGAATTAGACTTGAAGGTGCTAGAGGTCAAAATGTTTTTCAAGAACAAAATGAAAGAGTAACTACATTAATCACCCAACAACAAACAAGAACTGGTGTTCAGTTGAATATCCAACCTGAAGCATTAACCCACAAATTAGGTTCTAAGCTTGTTGATGTTTCTGTTATTCCTTTTATTAGAGAAAAAGAACTTAGTTTCACAGCGACAAGGTTAAAACCAAATACACAAATATTTGCTTTCTTTGATAATGAGGATGTTAGTTCATTTTGTACACCTGCAGGTGGTAATCAAGGAGATAACTTAGTTACAGATAATGTTGGAAGTATTACTGGTACATTTTTAATTCCAAATACCGAAGCATTAAGATTTAGAGTTGGTGATAGGAAGTTTCGTTTAGCTGATGCGTATACAAGAACGGGTAGTGCAGTATCAACTGAATTTTCAGCAAATGTAAAAACTTCAGCAGAAACAATTTATTCTGCGAGGGGATTATTACAAACAGCAGAAGAAACTATTATTTCCACTTCAAAAGCAAATGTCCAAACTGTTACGGTTACGGATTCGCGTGTTGATGAAGAAACACAAACAACTATTAATAATACAGGTGAACGTTTTGTTGGTGAAGTCGCAAACCAACAAATTATAAATATTACAAATATCACCAACAATACAACAAATGTAACGCAACAAGCCACCCAAGGAGCTCCAGCAGTTCAAGGTGGTCAAGATATACGAACAGGTGGTATTCCATTTACTGTAGCTGGTGGTTGTACTGTTTCTAGTGAAGGGGAACGTCTTAATAGAATACAAGATAATGCGGGTTGTGAAAATGGAAACTGGCTAGATCCAATTGCACAAACATTTTTTATTGACCAACCGGGTGGATTATTTCTTAGCAAGTTAGATGTTTATTTTAGAACTAAGAGTACATCATTACCAATCACATTACAAGTTAGAGAAGTTGTAAATGGATTTCCTGGACAAAAAATAATCCCAGGTGGTGAAGTTATATTATTTCCAGCTGATATTAATCTTAGTACTGATGCAACAGCAGCGACACCATTCTATTTTAAGAATCCAGTTTATCTTTCTCATGGTGTTGAGTATTGTTTCGCATTATTACCCGCTGGTAATAATCCTGATTATGAAGTATTCGTTTCCGAGTTAGGTCAGAATAAAATTGGAACAACTGAGCGAGTATCCGAACAACCTTATGTTGGTATATTGTTTACATCAGCAAATAATAGGACTTGGACAGCGAGACAAGAAGAGGATATTAAATTTAGTTTATATAAAGCTGATTTTGAAGTTAATACAGCAGGAACAGCTAGTTTTACTAATAAGAATATTGATTATTGTAACATTAATAATTTAACTGGTAATGGCAATTTCAAAGTAGGGGAAGTTATTACTACTTCAGGAAGTAGTGCAACTGGTATAGTTGTTGCGTATTCTAAAGCAAAATTAAGATTAGAAATTCAAAATGTAAGTGGTAGGTTTCAAACTACGGAAACATTAACAGGTGCTAAGAGTGGAGTAACAGCAACGTTACTAAGTTTTACAGATTTTAAAGTTAATGTTATTCACCCTCAAGCTGAACAATTAGTATTCCATGCAACTTCATTAAGTTGGTCATTAAAAACTACCAACAATTCAAATGTATTAGGGACTAATTTTAAATTTATTTCTATTAATTCTAATAATACGTTATTAGATGAAAAAAGAGTATTATCTTATTCAAATGAAATTGATAATTTAGCCGATAAACGAAGTGTAAATATTCAATCAGTATTCACAAGTGGATATAGTAGTATTTCACCAGTAATTGATATGAGAAGATTATCTGCTATATGTATTGAGAATTTAATTAATAATGATTCTACTAATGAAGATAATCCGACTGGTGGTAATGCATTAGCAAAATATATTTCTAAGAGAGTTGTTTTAGATGAGGATTTAGATGCGGAAGATGTTAAAGTTTTTATTACTGCAGATAAACCATCAGGGACACAAATTGAAATATATTATAAGATTATAAATAATTCAGATGAAACTGAATTAGATGATAGGCCATATATTAAAATGGATCAAGTTACAGATAGTGGATTATTTTCTATTGATATTCAAGAGTTGGATGATTTTAAAGAGTTTGAATATAAAGTCCCAACAGCTCAATTAAGTGGAAACAATGGTGAAATTCAATATACTGGAACACAAGCGAGCAATCCAGTATTTACTGGATTTAAAGTTATGGCAATTAAAATAGTAATGTTGAGTTCAAATACTGCATTAGTTCCTAGATTAAAAGATCTTAGAGCAATTGCATTGTCTGTATAAATAATAGTATGAGTGACAATTCACATAATTTTACTAGGGATACTACATCTAAAGCTCTTATAAATACTAATAAGACAGCGTTTGCAGTTTATAAAGAAACTAGAAATAAAAGGAATAAAAATTTAAATGAAGTAAAATTATTAAGAGAAGAGGTTGATAATCTTAAAATTTTAGTAAATAATTTAAATAAAAAAATCATAAAGTTGATAGGAGAAGAATAAGATGGCTCAAATAGAAGTAGTATTAA